ACTTCTTCCTGAGTAACTTCCATCCCAATAGCTGCTCGTTGGTGAGCTTCAGTAAGATGGTTCGATGCTGCGGTAGTTTGATAATAACTAGTCCTGTTCCGATCAAATCGTTCCCGAAGGTCATCGACATCAATTCCCAAAGCTTCATAGGCCTCCCTGTTAGCTTCAAGAGCATCCGTCTGCTGTTCAATAACTTCTATGGAACCAGCAACTTGACCGGCGCCTTCCTCAAGCCTTGGACCTAAGTCAGCGGCGGCATCTCCCATAGCAACTATCTCCGCTGCTGTAATCTTAGCTTGGGTTTCGAAGTTCTCCAGTTGTCGGATATGTTCTAACTCAGCGAGAGTAGCAGCTTCTACGGCATCAGCTTCCTCTTTGATACTCCCAGTGACCAAGTGCATGTCTTTATCATAGATTTTGAGGGTGTTTCCTACAATCTTGAAAGTATAGCCTGCATCCATCAATGCTTGTAGATTGAGCTTGGTTGCATCGGTCATACTGATCAGTTCACCCTTAGAATCCCTAAGAGCATTCTTGAAGTCCATGTTCGCTACCAACAGCCGATCTACTCCATCAATTACATATCCTTGAGTCTCAAACCAATTCTGCATTTCTGAAGTATTACTATTCACTGCGTTCTTATGAGCGAGAAGTGCCGTAACCAAAGCAGCAAGTGCTCCCAAAACTGCCAGAATACCTCCACTTCCAGCAGACAAAGTAATCCCCAGGGCTTGAAAGCCCGCTTGTAGTGCTGGAAGTTTGGAAATGACCATCGTCAAACCCCCAGCTACCCCAGTAATCCCTGTACCGTAAACCACCAGATTTGCTGCCGTTGATTTGGTAACGGGGTCTAATGCTGCAAAGGACTTCAAAGCATCATAAACCCCAGTAACTACACCGGTATATGCCGGGAGAACCTCATCTCCTAAAGTAAGGCTCATCTCTTCTAGCAACCGGTCCATAGATAGAGTTTGTTTACCGGCAGTTTCCATAGCTGAAGAGTAAGCATCAGAGATGGGGGCTGCAGATTGAACAACTGTGTTGACCCTAATTTGCATCTTCTCCTGTTCGGTTAGGGAAGTAGTAGTTCTATCAGAAGCTTCGGCAGCTTGTTTGTAAGCATCACCAAAGTTCACTACGATACCCATGGTACGAAGCATCTCTGTCTCGCCTCGTTGGATAGCAGTGACCAACCTCATAAATGCTTCCGAGGAATTGATGTTGGCAACGACTGCCGCATTCTGTGCTACTCGAGCTAGTCTACTAGCATCATCCAGATCCATTTGTGCTTGGATCATCTGAAGTAATGATTGACGAGCAGCTTGAGTAGTGATCCCCAAAGCCATTACTCCAGCTTCATACTGTTCTAGTTCTCTTTGAGAATATCCAGCTTGGACTCCTGCTCGTTCTAAGATTACTCCTAAAGTTTGAACCCGTGCAGATAACTGAGTAGACCTGAGGATGAGAGCCCCTCCGGCCGCAGAAACTCCCAGAAGAGCCATCCCAACTAGTTGGCCCTGTTTTCGCAATTCCTCAAATTGCTTTTCTTGCAACTTGGTTTCTTCACGCAGCTCTTTTAGCTGGCGCTCAGTCTCTTCAAAAGGGCCTTTTGTTTTATTGACTGCATTGACAATAAACCTAATATCAGGCATTTCCTGTCACCCTTTGTAATAATAAGTGGTCTTCGGGATCTAGACTTGTGATGTTCTCTGCCTGACTTCGTCGTACAGCGGTGTCATATACTCGCAGGCAAAGTTGCATCAATGACCATTCATGGAGGGGTTGATCTAGTTGTCCTCCATTACATAAGAGGGTTCCATGGGCTCGCCATTGGAGTCCTCGTTGGAGCCAGAAAGGAGCTGGCTCCCTATCGTCGACATGTCTAAGGACTCCTCTTGCTCTTTTGGGGGTATATTCCAAGCTGACATATAATCACTAATGACTTCGACTCTCAACCATGCCAGTAAGGTGATAGGTACCTCTTCTAAGTTACTGAGGTCCTCTTTCAATCCAGGAAAGTGGAATTCATCCACCAAAGCCAAAGCTCCGGCGAGTTCAGCCATAAACTCAGAACCGTTCGCAGCTTTTACTCCTTCGTATGCTTCTGCATACCGAGCCTGATGGCGCAAGGTATACTCTGGGGGAACAATAACCCAGACATCCTCGTAGTCAGGATGCTCACATACAACTTTCCTGGGACCATCTCCTTTACGGAACATCTTCCCAAAGCCCAGTCCCATCAATTGTGTAAGGTCTAAATTATTCAATTTCATCTTATCTCCTAGGTGCTGCTTGGAACGCCGGCCAGGTGCACCCCGACCTGGCCAGCGCCCAAGTGGAAATTGTCAAGATTATGTTTCTGCCGCGGTGCCAAAAGCGGGTGCCGTGGAACCCATGACTACGAAGCGTGCTTCAACAGTCATGTCATCAGGATTGATCCTGACGGCGGTGCAGATATAACCCGAAGTGGTTGTAGAAGTGATGCCAAACTGTGGCTCTCCTGCCTCCCAAGCATGCCGGATACCAAACTGGATATCCAAGCTCAAGGGAGTTAGCCCACCGACGATCCCGGAAAGGTGTGAGAACACCGTTGTACTGAAGCGGAATCGTGCTACGATGGGAGCATCAGGATGGCCAGGTAGGGCGTTCTTTACTGCATCTGCCCAAGCTGTCACATCAACTTCATCATACTCGAGTCCTACCACGCTCAGACCCATTAGGTCAGTGAGCTGAGTAAGGGTTCCTGCGCTGTCGTCAACATGGAACTCAGCATACTTGAAGGTAGTTCTTCCCGTCTGTGCTGCCATTTCTAAACTCCTTTATCCTCTTACGAGGCTCATTACGAATGTTACCGATGTGGCAGTACCTAGTGATATCTGCCATCGAGTGTATTGATCGACGGTCCCGGTCGCTGCCTTCACTTCAGCTGCTACGGAGTCGCCTCCAGCAGCAAAAGTTAGAAGTGTAGCCCAGTCGGAGTCGTTCGCGCTATCCTGGATTGAGAATGTGCAAGTTCCGTTGGTTGATAGAATGTGAAGGAACCCTAAGGCTCCATCTGTAGTTTGAGCTCCATAGTTTACTCCACCTGAGCTATTGACAGCCGTACGAGCGGCTGAGCCTGGGTCGAGTACAAATCCCATTCCTTTACAGATAGCTAAGCTGGTTGCATCACCAGCCCATTCATTGAGAGGTAGATCAACTGCAACAATTGCTCCATCACTCAAATCCTGTGAACGGTATGCTCCTTGAAGCATCTGACCACAGAATGCAGGGTCTCCTTGGGCTGGTACCCCTCGAATACCAAAAAGGACCGAAACGATCCTTTCCGTTGCTGGAGTTTTGAGAGACTCGTGAAAGTCGCTTCCCCCAGCATGAAGGTATCCGGAGAGGGTGCCCATGGATATACGGCCTTGGCCTGGTCCACCTTTGAGGTTTTTGATTTCATCTGCGAATGCAGCCCCCATAGGCTCGCCAAACTCACAAGCCAAACCCCCTATGTTGAAGAAATCGTCGTTGAAGCCACCGAACTCATCCACATACACTCGGAGATACTTCTTAGTCGTTCGTCCAGTCGTCACTCTCTACCTCCTCTTCATCATCTTCTTCGATGATTTCGATGACCCCTTGTGCTACCCATCGGCGAAGAGTGCTCTTCGAATATTCTGGGAGCTCTCCTTCTTCGCCTTGATAATAAGCAGCGGAGCCATCAGTCTTCTCGATCTTCGGGCGAAGTACCCGGTATCGTTTACTCATTGGTCTTCTCCTTATGGGTTGATAAGCTCTGTATAGACCAGTACCGCCTCAACCCCATAGAACCAGTTGCCTGATTGTAGGGGCCATTCGATTTGGGAACAGTCTAAAGTTAGGCCTTGGAAAGTCATCACTCCAATGCCAAGGTCAGCCCCGGCATCAGCAATCTTCTCAGCATAAGCTCCTGCATATCTAACCAAGTCTGGTAGGTAATCATGAACTCCATAGCCGGACCCAGACCTAGCAAGTAGGAATAGGTCTGAGATTGCCCATTCAACTTCACCGAAAACAGAAGAGGTACCAACGGTGAGTAAACGCAAATCCGAACCCCCTGCGCTTCTTTCCCGGTAGGGCATTAGAATGCGGACCGGAGGTTCCATTTCCTCCACCTTCACTTCATGTAAGTCCCTAGCCGTTACCGATATTGATGCACCCGCCTCGTTGGTATAGGCTATGGCGGTATCAGCCAAGGTAGCGTAGAGTGTCCGTATACTACTCATGCCTCTGGCCTCCTGATCAGTGAAATCATGTATTGAATATCCTTAGGGAGTGCCATCGGAAGGATGGTTACTCCGTCCGGAGTGATGGCTGGACGGTCGACATCGAGTGGTGCGAAGTTTTGTTTGTAGAGCCAGACCGCCAAGCGACGAACGATATGCTTTGCCATTGGCCAAACTCGGAAGACTTCTACGACTTTTCCATTAGCATGTGCAGCGGCTGTAGTACCATTGACTGCCCGAACCAGAGTGGCAATATTGGTATCGGTAGCAGCAGCGGTAACATAACACATCTCGCTTTCAATCTGAATGAGGTCGCCTCTCGAAATCCTAGGGCCGTAGCCATAGGAATTGTCTCCATCAATGTCTGAGACAGTGAGAGAGGTACTGGAGGCGTCAATCCCTCCGGTATCTCCTACTGTGTCAACAGAGTCCCAAGCATTGGACCAATCCATGTGAAAGCCCCAATAGCCGGCGACGGCTAAACAGGCTTTTTGGTATTTCCCATTGGTAAGGTCTAGTTCCCAACTATAGGTAGAACCTGGCTCTAATTCCAAAGCATATTTCACATCTTCATTGATTGGGTGTTGGAGAAATTCTGTGGTTGGAAGATCAGAACCATCACCATTGGTAAAGGAACTAAGCGATACCAAGTCATCATCCAGCATAATGCGCCTTTTATTCGAAGCATTGACTGGATGGTCGTAATAGCGAGTTTCCAACCGAGGATAGAACTTTCGGTTGGCTTCATTATCAAGGAGCCGGCTGGCAACTTCTGCATATAGAAGAAGCAAATCATCATTGGCAGCCTCGCTAGCACCAGCCTTGATTGCATTCCTTATCTCTTCAAGGGTTATGTAAAGGTTCATTGGCTTACCCCTGTTCGTAGACTAGGATCATTGCTCCTGATTTTGTGTCACCACCTTGGGCAACGGTCAACGATGGACGGCCCATTATCAAAGGAGGTTCATGTGTTGGAGAGTCCTCAGTAACGGTTAGGTCGTCTCCAGCTGCATCCTGTACGGGTACTCGAGGATAGATGATGAAATCACTCGTGCCAACATTAGTGTCAGCATACAAAGTCCAAGTAACCCCATATTGGTCAAAGGTCAGAGTCAAGTCTGCCCCTGTGTCCATGTCTCCTCGATCATAGATTACAGCAATCAGCCGGCCAAAAACACCTCGCTCCCCAGTAGCAACTGCATCACCATCCGAGTCGGTGGTAAACTCCAGTCTCATCTCATGAAGCATCTTCAACCTCCTCTTCCTCTAACACAATCTCGGGACCTTCATCCCAGCCTTCGTCGTGGTCAATGACCGCATCTTCTTCCCAATCCACATCAAAGTCCAATAGCTCTTCCCCTACTTCCTCAGGAAGAACCTGACCATCGATATGTTCCTGGGGTTCAGACTCCGGATCATCGATATAAACTGCTCGCCCGTGTTCCACGAGTAGAACGGCATTGACGTGTCTGAGGGCATTAGCAGGGTCTACAATGGCACCCTCTGGGTAAAACAGTTCCCCTGTGAGGACACCCCTGTAGTCCTGTAGGAATTGAATTCTCTTCGCCATTGGGCCTCCTACGCTAACGCGACTTCTACTTCAACCCAATACTGGCCACCTTCTGTAGCGGCAATACCAGTGTGGCGAGCGAAGATTGCTGTGTTAGCAGGAACATAATCCTTAGCGATGGTTAGTTCGGTAACTGAACCGACAGCCTTGAGAACCTCACAGGCAGTGGCTGCAACCAAGTCAACCCCCCCTGCGGTTGTCCCGAGGGAAAGAGTAGCGCTAGCTGCACCTGATGTGTCGGTAGCTTCAACATAGACTAACCTAGCTGAGACGATCCGAACTGGCTGATCAAAGTAGCCCAGAACATCATCATCTGTGGTACCCGAACCATTGTCAATGTTGAAGGTTTTCGAGCGAAGCTGGATGACTGGGTCATGCAACTTCCGTAGAATGTAGGAACCTTGTCCCATTTCACTTCTCCTTATAACTAATGAAATGATAATCCCCGATGAAGGGGACTATCATTCCAAGGGTTACGAATTTTAGACGGTCAAGTTGTAGGAGATGGCTGCGGCTTCTGTATCTCTCTGGATCAGGCCGATCCTTACCATCGCCACCAGCTCGGTTGCGTCTGCCCGTGCATAACGGGTTGTTTCCATAGTCATCCGTCGGCGGAAGGCAAATCTCCACTGATCATAGCGAACAGCAAGGATTTGTCCGTAGGCGTTGTTTGTCGTGGTGTCGACATCAACCTTGCCAGCGCTGTTGGACAAGCAGTTACCTGCCCGGTAGGCAATCTGGCCGGAAACATTGATTTTGTATCCCCAAAGGCCAGTGAGTTGGCCGCCCTCGATTGTTGCCTGGGAGCGGACATCTTTCGTCTTCACTTCGGGAAGTTCCAAGCTTTTGTAGTGGGTGAGTGGATCGATGATGAACTCAACCTTAGAGCGGTTGAGTGCGTTCTTTCCAGCATTACCCATCAGCTTGACGGTTTCAAGGTAGTCATTGGCTGCCAAGACCCCACCATCTCGACTATTAGCAGTCGTGGTGATCAAGGGGCTCTTCCGAAAGCCGTTGAAAGCCATGAAGTAATCGGATGCAGCGGGAGTGCCTGCAATATCATTGATGTTCTTGTTAGCTGAGGATTCCGTGTCGCCATTGATAATAACGGCCTCTAGGATTTCCTGACCACTAACTTCGAACTGTGAACGGAGTTGAGGAACCCAAGGAATAAGTGAGTCCTCGCTCATCTCACCGGACCAAACCGTTCGTGCTCCCATCTTAGCGAGAGTCAACTGAACTTGGCCTGTCCCCATCTTTGAAGCAGTGATGGTAGCATCTGGGGCGCCGGTAGTTGCGTTCAGGTCAGTTGTTTGTGCAACAACATACCAAGTGGGGTCTGCGCCCTCAAGCGGTATGATGATGGACTCGTGCCCGGCCGGTACCTCGATGGAGGGCATCTTCGGAAGTAGGAAAGTTCCTATTCTGATAGATTCCCAAAGGTTAGAGCCATAGGCAACGGCGACCCATTCATCACCGTAACTTGATTGAGTGGAGTAGTTCAACTCATCTGATTTGATGGGTAAACCATCCCCTTGCAGTTCCCCAATCGCCTTGATTGCAGCAAGCTGGTAGTTCTCACGGTTCTCATAAGGAAGAGCGTGTGGCTTGCCATCTGCGGCTAGAGCCGTCTTTTCCATTAGAGCCTTGAACCCAACATCACTGAGCGGGGCTTTGGCGTGCCCACGGTCGTAAGCGCTATTGAGAACCATAGCTAAAGTGGAAAGATCAGCTGCTGTGAGATGATCATATCGGCGATTTTTGACAGAAGTAATACGAGTTTTCCCTGCCTCGTCCTCATCACCTGGAAGGGACTTCGCTGGAGGGGTTCCCTCATCTTCCTTCTTTTTGTGAGCCTCTAGTCTCTTTTGGACTTCGGCTTCAATGGCCGCTTCTTGGTCCGCAGCGGCTTTTGCCGCCTCGTCCCGGGCATCGAGCGTCGCAACAACGGCCTTAGCTGCGACCTGCCCAATGGTGTCCAGTTGTTCTGGAGAAAAGCTTTCAGGCATATTGCCTCCTAAGGTTTTTGGGTCGTTGTTTTCCTCGCCCTGTCCCTCTTCGCCCGGGAGGTCTCTAGGCAATTCAAAGTGTAACCCAATAGATTTGAAAGCCGCTTTCACGAATGCAACATCCGTCAGCCGCGGCTCAGCTGGCATAGGGGTGAGGGTCATCTCTACGATGGGCCATCTTTCTATTTTGCCATCATTGGATTTCTTGGCCCAGCGCTCAACTGACCCCGAAGAATAGTTCAGCACTCCGTTAGCAACTAAGCGCTTCACTACTGAAGACCATTTCTTCCTTAGGTCGAGTTGGGCTTCCACCCAAACCCCGACTTCATCAGGAGTCATCTTTATAACTTTTCCAATGGTCTCAGTCTGTAATCGGTTGTCTAGCCCATGTTGGTATAACAGGGGGCGCTCTGGGTACCAGTCTAAGGCTAGATCAGATTGAGGAGTGAAGTAATCTCCTACTAAGTCCTTATTTGCTGGATCGCCCCAGACAACCCCATAGCCACCAATGATGTTATTTAGGCTATCAACGAACTTTACACTGGTTGTCGTCATACTCCCTCCTTAGAACATGTTATCGAACATTCGATCGAGTAGGCCAACTTGAGAAAGAGCTTCAGTCACATAGGCTGAAAGGATTTGACCCATCTTTCGAGTTCTCTCCTTTGCTACTTCTTTCATCTTTCTCCAGCCCTTGTTGGCCATGTGTGCTGGCTGCCAATCACCAACTGCAAACTTTCCGTAACTGGCCCGCTGGCCACCAATCCCGATCACTTGGTTGCCAACCATTGCACCCTTGGCATAGAATTGGGTACCCAGTCTTTCCGAAGAAGCTACTAGTCCTCTCTTACGCATATAGCCATAACCCCGCTTGTAATATGGAGCGGGTGGGCGGTTGGCCTCCGTGCGTGGAGGATACTTTGCTAAGCCCCTCTGAGAGATAGTATCGGCTACAGCCACTTCCATGCCTTGCTTCAATTTATGAGTAATAATTGTAGGAGCTCGGTTAGTAGCCTGAATGGCTTCTTCCAAGCCTTCTACTCCAATGTCTAATTCCATTAGATAATCACCCCATCGGGAGTTTCATCCTCCCCAATGATTTCCAGTGTTGGTTTCCCGGGGACCTGTCCCAAAGCCCATCGACCAGCTTGTTTTATGGGGTGCTCAGGCCTAGGAGGAAAGTCCTTAGGCATGAAAAGATTGAGCTCATCAGCTAGCATCGGGAGAGAAGAGCTATTCCATTCCTCTCCATCGAATTCAACTGTATGCTCGTCCAAGTGGATCACGGCTCTCATAAGTTACTCTCCTTGAATAATCTCCATAACTAATTCAAAGTGTTCAGGGTCTTGCCCTGCAAACTTGTGGGGATTCCGCACAAGATGTTCTAAACCAGTAGAAAGAACCTCCGTAGCAATAAACTTATCAGGGTCCCCAAATCCAAAACATTCCAATTCATTGTAAGGAATTCGGCCGGTATAGGTATCAAACTGATCATTCCATTGATAATACCGATACCTGCTTTTACCGCCTCCTGACCAAGATGTTGATCCCCCACTACGAGTAAGGATAAAGTTTACCTCTTTTGAGATATGTCCTTGATTATAACCAATATCATCAAGCCAATGGCCAAGTTCATGAGCAGCAGAGACCCTTGAACTTTGTGCATCGAGATAGATCCTCGAATCCCGGGGGTTATAATTAGCTACTTGGTTCTTCTTCTTCTTGTAGACTCGTACCTTTGCATTGGGGTTGGACATCCCCTCTTTAGCAACGAACTGTGAAACGAAGTCAAAACCCTCGTCCCACTCATCCTTGGTAGCCCCATGAGTCCTTTGAGCCTTGGGACCATAAACACATCTTACTTCGAAATGGTCCCCGATCCCGAAGTGTTTTACAAGTAGATCTTTCTGCTGCTGCTCATACTGCTCTCTAGCAGTATTCATAATTTCTCTTCGTCGGCTTCTTTCTTCTTTGAGCGCTATATAATCTGGGTCGTTGAAGTATCCCTCCCAATTGGTCCTCCCTGTCTCGGGGTTCTTATGCTTCTCTTGTAGTTCTAACTGCTTCTCTCTAAATTCTCCAGCTTCCCAATGGTCATAATCAGAAGCAGCTCGATCATACTCTCTTTGAGACCGATTACACTCCTGCTGATAAGCTTTTCGCCGTTGAGCGATTTCTTCTTTAGATTTCAAAGAGCCCTTGGGCTTTAGTCCTGTCTGAGACGAACTAGAAGACTCTCCTAAAAGTTTCTCAATATAGGAGGAATCAGCTCCTAGTGCCTCCATCTGAGCTTCTGCTTCCTCTCTAGTTAGGATACCCTTCTCATAATCATCCCTAATCCTCCGAGCTTTTCTTCGGCCTGCTTTATCCAAGCCAGAGGCAGCGATCATTACTCCACCAGCTCCTGCTGGTAGACTACCCCCTCTCTTTCCAGGTCGGCCTCGATGGCCAAAGTGTCCTGAGCCTGGTCCGCCCTTTGTAGGAGCAATACTGATGAATTCCGAGTCAACATAAATTTCCCCTTCACCAGAAAGACTATAACCTAAAGTTTGAGCTGGAGTAATCTCTAAAGCTTGTACACCACCAAATCTCTCTGCAGTACGGGGGTTCCAAGTCCAACCGCTAAAAACTTCTTCATGAGGATCTCCTCCTCTAAAGATTAGTTGGGGAGTTTCTAACCATGCATCAAATGCAGGGAAATGTTCAACATCAGGACTCCCATATTGGCCACTATACCACTCATAGAGAGTTACCGTCCTTAAGTCTTGGTTCTTTTCTAAGAAGCCTCGGATCGTATATTTAGCATCAGGATCTTCTTCAAAAACCCATTTCCTATTGATCCTTTCAAAATGGTCTAGCTTACTATCCAGTCCAAGTTCTTCAGCCATAGCCCAAGTATCCCCGGGGCCTGCCGCTGTCAGAGCTTCAATAGTAGCAGGGTCTCCTGGAGTTGAAGGAGCCCAATCATCCACCGTATGAATTTGACCCGTCCAATCATCCCCGAGAGAGGCTATCAAGGCTGATCCAGCAGTTCCAGGTAAACTACCCCCACGTTTACCAGGGCGACCACGGTGTCCGAAATGTCCTGAACCAGGTCCTCCTTTTACTGCTGGGATGTCGACTTCCATGGTGAGCCAACACCGACAACCGTGATGTGCCTTGGGTCTGTCGAGACCTCCCCTGAAATGGCCACTGAGCAGAACGCGCTCTCCGTTGAGTGGTCGGCAGACCGGACATACCCAGTCGTCGGCGTTGGTGTTCCAAACCTTGTAAAAGGTTAGTCCGCCATTGTGGAGTTCAAGCTGTCTCCAGCCAATCAAACTCCCCTCAGCATAAATATCAGTTACCATGCTGATGGCAGCTTGCATGGCTCGAGAGCGATTGCCGTAGATTTGATAAAGGTCGTCAGTCAAGTCCCCGATAGTCTGGCCTGGAGTTTGGATCCATTCGGCCAAACGAGTGTTGAAACTCCTCATTGTAGTCCGATTGAGCCAACTAGAATGCAACAGTGCTTGGCTCTGAACATAATTGAGGGCATTCTGGTGAGCTAAAGCGAAATCCAACCCTAAACCTATCTTATGAGAAAGGACTTCACTCTCATGGATACCCCCAAAGGCTGTCTCTGCTAGCCTTGGAAGCAAAATTGCCAAGAGTATCCTTTGTTCATTCGCCCAGAAAGCATCCCAAGGACTGAGCTTTGCAGGAGCAAATTCCTTTAGGACCCCTTCCATCCGGACCTTTTGCTGTTGCCAGTATGTCAATAATGCTTTTGAGATGGCTCGGTCCTGTTCCTGCTTATAGCGAAGATAGGGCTGTCGAGCATCCCCTCGTGGTTTGACTGCCATTGTCTACCAATCCCGCCAATCCCCTTTTGGAATGGTCGTGACCTCAGAGTAGGTGGATAAGTTCCACATCTTGATCGTAGGACGGGACATTATCATTCCATGTCTCAAAGCCCCATAGCCTCGATCCCAGACATCCATGTCTGGTTGGCCCTTCCATTCATCTCCAGAATAAAAGTGCTGACCGCGTCTTGGGGTGTTATCCAGTCCGACAAATAACATTGTGTTGAAGCCCATGTAGTAAGCCAACTGCATTAGAACATGGGTAACGGTTGTGTAAGTAATCCCTTTGTCGTGCAATAATTCCCTAGGCCATAGTTCCCCGGCAAGTGCATGGGGCCAAAGTGGGCCGGGTCTATGGCGGAACCGATAGATGTTTGGCCCCGTCCATTGGTCCAAGTTGGGAGAAGGAAGAAATTTTGGGATGTGGAACAACTTGGCCATGATTTCACCACGGAATTCCCTCATCACCCTACTGTCTACTGTCGAATAATAAGTAGGTGTGAAGCCCTTCCGTCGGTTGATGAGATTTGAACCGAAGGTAGTATACTGATTGAGGAAATGGTTTGGGATATCATTGAGCGATGGACCATTTCCTATGATCAAGCAAGTCTCTCCTTCGTGTAAGTTATGGAAGTTCTCGGTCAATAAGATATCGGGGTGCAACATTGTCAATCCTTTAGCTAACAGGTTCTAGATCATCCTCGAAGAAATCTGACTCCCAGTGATTAGTGCACCAATCCATGAGTGAAGTTGGATCAGGCGGAAGTACTTCGGTGATATTAGCCCCATCATACTCAAATGCAATTGCTTCCATCTCATCCGAAACCTGCCAAAGACGGTCATAAGCAGCTTCAGCGGTGGGAGTAATTCCTTCAGAGCGAAAGTAAGCATCAATCCCCGGCTGGCCTCCAGAAGCATCGATGGCATCACCAAGTGAAATGTCTAGGGTTTCTCCATGTCTCATGCCCTCGAGGTGCTCAGCAAGGTAATCATCAGCTAGATCACCTGCTTCTCCAATAAAATAGCCTGCTTCTTCTTCCTGCCGTTCGAGTGTCAACCGAGCTTCTTCATCCAGTTCATTCCAATCCGGCTCACCAAAACGAGGTGGGCCTTCTCCGATCACAGCCCCGCCGCCTCTAGGAGCGGAACCTCCACGCTTGCCCGGACGACCAGCATGCCCAAAGTGTCCAGAACCCGGACCTCCCTTCATTGCATCCAGTTCCCATTCAAGGGAAGGGACATGTTTTGCCTTACTCATCTCCAAAATCCTCCCGGAATAGGACTAAGGCGTTTTCAAACACCTCGTCCAAATCCTCCAGAGTTTGTATAGCCTCTACTTGCTCCTCCAAAAGCTCAAAGCCTTTGACGGGGAGAACATCGGGAATGAAGGGCCGGATATTCTCAGGCTTTTCTCCTCCCTCGAGGCGTCGACGGATATACTTCTCATATTGCTTTAGTTCTTTGATCCAGCTCATCACCTTGATGGCCTTCGCTTTGCTGTCTTCCAACTCTTCATTAGTAAGCGGGAGACCATTGAGAAAAACCTGTATCATCTTTGCAGACTCAGGCTTTTCGGCTTTACCCTTCCTGATCTTCTTAGGTTTGTTGGCTGGATTGTCATCTACTGCAGAAGACCGATCACGTGGTTGCCTACCGCTACCTTCTGCGGGGGCCTCCCGTGCTCCCCCGTTATCTCCGTCCTGTGACAGAAGTAACTCGCTAATAGTGCTTCTCTCCACTGTTGCATAAGGAAGCTTTCCAATGTCGAGTCCTGTTGGGTCCTCGAGGGGAGGAAGTCCAGCAAGAGCGCGAGCTTCGTCGAATGTTCTGATTGCACGCTTCACCTCTTCTTCTTTGATCTGTAACTGTCGATCAATAGGCCGGATATCATCAAAGCGACCAATAAGCTTCTCATCCCAGAAGGGGAGAAGGTCTTGGGTCAACTTCTCAGAAAGGCGTGTGCACACCGGCCAGAGAGTATATTCCTTGAAATAGTTCAACCCTGTAACGGAATTGGCTTCGGTTGAGGAAGGATCGGTTGCTCCTAAGGGTAGGTCATAGATGTCAAAGATTTCCTGCTTGTTGAATTTGCGTGAAGCAAGGAACTCCATCTCCTTTTGAGAAAAGCCAACATTCTTCCAGTCAACATCATTTGCTCTGACGATGGCTGTTTTCCTCTGGCGGCCTCCATAGGACTCCTTCCACTCTTCCTTGAACCTTTCGAAGTCCGTTTTGTTCACGGTACCTTTGACAATAACCATGCCTGCTGGGATAGCCTTATCCTCGGAGAAGTAGTTCCTATTCCACTTCGCTTGGGCATAGTCGCTCTCAGCAGCAACAGCAGCTGCTTCAATAGGAGAGAGCCCATAATAGTCGGAACGGGGATGGAACAGCTTGAAGTGCACCACCTCCACAATATCCAGGGGGATATGATGTTCGCCGACATTATAAACATATCCATCGACCAGCCTCTTTCGCCCAGGTACAATGGACATGCGGTCGGACCGAAGAACTTGAATGCGTGTAGGTGCTCCGGGACCCCCGGAAGATAAGAACCAATAGGCGTTGCCGGTGAGCATAAGGTAACCCACCGTCGCCTCGAATAACTCAAGCCTCGTAACTTCCTCATTGGGCTTGTTCAGTAGAGAGATCAAAGGATGGTTCTCTACCTCGTCGAATATACCGCCGCCTTTGTCGGTGTAGACCTTGAAGGGTACCTGAGCTACTCCCTTGGCAATCCTACTGACGGCAATGTGGATCCAGGTGACCTGCTCATAGGCCTTCTGCTGATTGTCCATGACCCCCCAATCAGGATGGTACATGTCATACTTCTCCGACATTGCCCGGAGTATCCTGCCTTGGGATCGCTCGTTCATGCGCTTGATCATCGCAAAGGCAAAGCGGTCCAATGCTCTATCTAAGATGCTCATATCATTCCTCTCATACGAATGAGGCCAGAAGAGCTCCTTCCTGACAAGCTCTCCAAGCCAGTGCTAAAGCAATAACACAGTCGTCGTGCATTCCCTCGGGTGCTCCGTACCTCCATAGGCCGGAGGGAGTTCGGTGCATTGAGAATGCTTCGAGCTCGCCGAGGAGGATGGGGTCATTGGGGATGCCTAGTTCTACTCTCTCAAAAGCTAGCGCTAGGTCGCGAATGAGCTCATCCTTGGTTTTGTTCTGCATCGAGAAGCCTTGCAGGGGGAAGCCTTCCTCCTGTAGAGCTTCTAGGTTGGGTAATCCAATGGAGTTCTCCTCTACTTGGCCATGGTGGCAGCCAAAGCGGGTGAGTGTTTCCATGATGCGGTCGCGTTGGAAGGTGAAGCTTAGTTCTTTGAAGCGTTCGAGGTGTACCACGTTTTGGGTTTCAACCTCGATGATTACGAGAACTGTAAAGTCGTCCTTTTGTCCCCAGTCTATCCCGATTACATACGAAAATCCTCGTCGGGGGTAGGGGGCCCTCCCAAGGGAGGTGACAAGATCGGAGCCACGAGCTACGCCCTCGGGGATACGCCTAAAGACTATGCCTGCATCTGTAATGAACTCAGCTAAGAACTCCTGCCTGAATATTCTATCAGGTAGTGTATTCCTTGCTGCTTCTATCTCTGCTGGATCTATATATGGATTAGTACTAGTAGGATAGGACCAGCTCTGCCATTCGACATAGTGAGGATCTAAGCCTAGCTGATATAATCTATAAAAGGAATTATGACCTGCTGGTGTAGATATGAATATAGCTTTTCCTTTTCTATCAGCTAATGCTGGTCGTATAGCTTCTTGCCATACGGCCTCCTTCATATAGGCATATTCATCCAGGGCAGCAAAGTCTAAACCAGATCCGCGCAATGCATTAGGATCTTCTCCAGTCTTTACCCAGATTTCTCCACCACCGGGGAACTCTATCATCTTATCGCTTCGTCTGATACGAGCTCCTGGTATTTGAGAGGATAACGCCTCTATAAGTGTCCAGCCAGGATGTGCAGTCTTATAAGAAGGAGCAATCCACCAAGCTAATCCTTTCTTAGCAGCTGCTACTTCTATACTTTCACTGACTACATAGCGAGTTTTTCCCCATCTTCTTCCGCAGGCGAGAACTTTGAAGCGTGCATTAGAGCTTTTGACTTCCCATTGTCCGGGGTGTAATCCTGGCATCTGCACCGTCGCGATTGGGGGAGGGTCGACTCCGTGTGTGAGCGTGTGGCTGGGCCCAACGCCCCTCACGGCGAGATTTTGCTTAGAAGGGTACTTCGTTCTCAGGCCCGTTTTCTTCCTCTTTCTCCCTGGCATGGGGTGCCTCCAATTGCTCACTTTCAGGTGTTACATCAATGATTTCCCTTGCTTGCTCAGGCCAAACCAGCCTGATAACATGATCATGTTCGATCCTTTGTGGAGCAGGTCTGGGAGCCCATCTCTGAGGAAATCGCCTCTCAAGGATCCATTTGGCTCCTCGCTCTCCGCCTCGAAGCACAATATTGAGCAGAGCGATTTCTGCTCCTGCTTCAGCAATGCGGATCATTTCCTCGAAGTAGACCAGCATCCACTCTTCTTCAGTCACATCTCTGGGATGCTCATCAAGCTCATCTATGAGGGCTCTACCCCTCTCACGCCATCGATACAGCTGTCGCTCAACAACTCCTGCTGCTCTCGCTGCTACCTCAACGGTTGCACCGGTTGCTATATTCAGGACGATGCGACGGACTTTCTCTGTATCCAAGGTGAGGGGCTTCCCTATTTTAGCTCCTACTTCCTCAGGGTCTAGAACCACCAAACGACTGAAGAGCATTTCTGCTCCGATTTGGATTAGCATTTGAGAGTTATCTTCAGCTTGTGGGTCATCTGGGATTAGGAGCTCAAAGCCTTGTAGGTCATTAGCTTCGCTCACACAAAAACTCCTCTGTCAGAATTATCATAAGACAGCTTTCTCATTTTGTAAACACTCTTAGGTAGGATGCGATACTTCTATTTTATCCTGTGGATCATATCCCGGGGGATGAGCTGGGCTATTCGCCCATTTCCCGGCGATCACTAGGTACTTTGCATCTTATCGCCTAAATTCAAAATAGAAAAGTGAGTAAACCTAACGCTCTCTTGCGAAAGTTTCTGAATAAACGCTTTGAACTTTCAAACTCTGGGCGTTATCTATAGAGCTTAGCTTAATCTTACTACTTGAGCTAGGCATCCTATAGATACAAGAATAAGCGTTCAAAAACCTAAAAGGAGAGAGAAATGGACACAGAGGCCACGGCAAAGTTTATAATGTCCCGGATGAAGTTATATACGAGAGGGAGAAGGGGAGGTTACCGTCCTTACCTTTTGTTCACCGAGGTAGACCCTGCGAAACATACTATCGAGAAACTAGGGGAGTTCGCGGAAGATTGGAATCTCAGTGGTGATCCAAAACCTTACCCTTACACTACTCCAGATGGAAAGGAGACGATACAGGTATTCTTCCGGGTTGGACGAAATGCTGAGTTGAAGTTTGTGTTGAAGCAGTGTATGCCTTACTTCAATGAGAGATGGCAGGAGATTGCAACAGCAGCTATTGAGTTACTGGAGTGGAAGAACCATCTAGCTCGGTGGAGAGGACAACGGAAGAGGATCATAATGAAAGGGCGAAGATGGAAGGAAGCTCAATAGTCTTGCGAGAATCTTTGATCGGAGGTAATGATGCCTTACACAATAACGGAAGTGGATTTGGAAGAGCTGTCCAACGAAATTGAAGCGAAAGCTAAAGCTCTCTACTGGAGGGGTTTCTTCCATGGGACCTTGATATCCCTGGGGTTTGCTGCTCTGGTAGTATTCTTAGTAGGAGTGGTGTGAAATGATCATTGATAAGATTATGATGGGATTTGCTGTCATTGGAGCTATCATCCTTTTGGCTTGGTTACTTTTCCCATTGGCCATCGACTGGTTCATTATAGGCTGGTTGCTGGTGTTACCCGAAGCTGTAGCCCGAGCTGGGTGGTTTTCAGAAAAGGAGATAGGTGAGTAATGCTATATATAAGATTTGACGGGCCTCCGTCACATGAAAGCGGCAGATTTATTGAAGTTGAGAGGGACGGGGAAAGCATTAGTTACGGTGAATGGAAACAAGATGGTGATGACTGGCTACTTGTAATTCCAGATTGTCAAGCCGAGCGGGATGCGTTGGTGAGGTATATCAAAGCACGAATAGCTTATGAAAATACCGAAATGACCGATGAATTTATGTCTACAATGTTAGCAGAACAACTTCGTTCGGCAATTCTAGCGCTTCCCGAAGCCACCCGAAAGGAAATAACAAATGCCTACATGGGGAATACGAGACACAGAGTGTAAACTCGAAGATGCTCAAGCTTGTGTTGGGCCAGGCTGGGCTTCATTAGTTGAGAGACTTTGGAAGCTCTGTGATGAACAGAACATCCATATCATGCAGATCAAGGAGAAGTTTGGGGGCTTGAGGTTCTATATTGGCGGAGCTACCAAGGAAGTCTTTGATATCATTGATGAAGTAGAGGCTCAGTCCTTCACTATTTGCGAGTATTGTGGAAAACCTGGAAGGCCCAGAGATGGGGGCTGGATCAAGACACTATGTGATGAATGTTATTCACGGGATGAATAACTCTTATTCAAGGAGGTTACCATGAAGAACTTGATATTAGGACTGGCTGCTGCCTTATTGGTAGTGGCAATCATCTGCTCAGGAATACTAGGCTTCTTTTTGATCGAAGCTCGATCAGTGGTTGAAGCCCAGGAAGTGCAACTCTCCGAGCAGCAAGTAGAGCTTGAGGAACAATCAGAATACATCGATTTCCTTTTGGAATTCGGGCTTGATAGTTACTCCGGCTTTGCAAATGCTTATTCCTGCTGGTATGAGTCAGGATTTTGTGAGTCAGCAGAAGACATGGACTGGGTCCTGGACTACTGGTTCTATGAAATCGATGACCACTTCGATGATGCACCTGGGTACTTTGAAGATGACTTATTCGATAACCAGGAACCCTCCGGAGGTGAATTATGATCACCATCCTAGTCATAATTGGGGTAGGATTGGGAGCTTTTGGGGTCCTCTCCTTCGTCTTTCTCATTTTGTCCTGCTTCATGCAACCAAGTGACAGCGGTGATGCTTTAGAAGATATCCCCAGTAGCTGGGAGGAGATAGACCAATGATAAAAGTCACTGTTCGTACCGAGCACGATCAAGTAGTCTTTGATGAGACCCTTCATGACCTGATCCTTTCCATTGAATTACCTGATGGGAAGAAGTATCGCCTCATCAAGGATCACAACCACCGTGATGGTTACTTGCTTCGATTGAATAAGATTGGAAATGAAGAAGGGCATATTGGTTTACCTATGACCCTTCGACCACGAGCAGCTAACTCAATCGAGGTGGTATGATGGACATTGCATTAGGAATAGGTATCGCTTTGATGGCAATTCTGATCATCTATCTCTGGATTAGTACCCTGAGACAGGAAAGGAGGGCAAGGGAAGCAGTTCGAGAATACCTGAAGACCAAACTTGAAACAGGAGAGGATAATGTCAGGAAGTGAATACATCTTCCATATACTCGAGGGAGGTATCCCTCAGTATCGATCAATCAACATTCCCGCAGAGGTAAACTTTCCAGAGCCTAGTGAAGGAGGCCCGGAGAAGTGGTTCGCTTTTCTACCTGTGTTGAAGGTAGCTAAAGGTGAACTTCTCTTTTCTGAGGAAGGATTTCTCTACGGGCAATACCGCATGAACCCAGCTCAATTGATAATGACTGATGGAGCATACTTTGAAGGCCATCGGATTGAGCTCTTCGTTGAAATGGCTGACACCAAGGCTCGCATCAGCGACTCAGGTGAAGGCCTCAGCATGACCTTCCCAGCAATGATTACCCCTACCTCTGATCCAGTGATTACTGGTGGAGGAGGAAATCTTTGGATTGAAGGTGGAGACAACAAATGGAGCATCGTACCTAAATGGACTGACCGCCACACAGGTGAGTTTAGGATGATCTTCCATGTTGGTCATGGTGATGAGTGGAAGCTTCATGCTCCTCGCTCACTAGCCCATCCCTTCAATATGACTTTGAAGGTCGAATACCTTATCTTCCCGGAGCTATGAGATGATAGTCCTTACGGTTGATGTATCTTATTGGGATGTTCCTTCACATGTTCCTTATCATCTCTTCAAGCAATGGGGAGTCGAGTTAGTTATCATCAAGTCATCGATGGGCGGAGGAATAGACCAGAGATGCCTTGAACACGCAAAGCTGGCTAGAGCAGCAGGACTGAAGGTTGGTCTTTATCATTGGGTCGACCCGATCCAGGATTGGGATCGCCAATCAGGCTTCTTCTTCCAGCAAATTGATGCCGTTGAACCAGAGGTGCTTGCCTTGGATATTGAGCAGTGGTGGGCTAACTGGTACAAATGGCAGAAGTATATCGCAGGGCAATTGCCTAATGCAGAGGTGCCTAGAACCACCTCAGATAAGGTGATTGGTTCTTACATTAGAGTGCAGTCGAATGTCCTTGATCGCTATGGCTCTTCTATTCCAAAGAAGAGAGTACTCTCCTACACTGGTCGTTGGTATACCCAGATGTTCCAAGGATTGGGCATAGCACTATCAGGGGATGAAATCTGGATTGCTGATTACAATCTATCCCGGACCATCATTGAGTCTCGATTTGATGGCAGAGTAAAGCTTTCAGAGGAGGAGTTCGTTACTTGGTATGATGAGCTCTACCAGGAGTTAGAGGATGGAGTGTATGATGGTGTTCCTTTGATGCCCGACCACAACCAAGTGCCACCTAGGTTATGGCAGGTTGATAGCATCGTTTGGCCTCCAGGATCATCTGAAAACCTTGACCTTAGCATCTACAATGATACCATCGAGCCCTTCAATGAATGGCTAGATGGAGATGAAGAACCAGAGCCCACACCCGAGCCAGCACCAGTACCTGACCTAGTTTCGCTGATGGTATACCTCTCAACTGCGAATGATCTTGCGAAAGCTATTGAGAACAGCCTAGGAGGTTGAGAAATGCCTCGGACTTGCAAACATTGCGGAGAACCACTAGTTCAAATCCAAGTAGGCAGATGGGATGCTCCATTAGTATGTCCCAGATGCAACCCCGGAGCTGAAATCCGTATGTGCCGCAGAGCACGCAAACTAAAGGAGAATTACAATGTCCGACCAAGCACCCCAGAAAGAACGAGTTATCGTTAGCGAAGAGACCCGCCCAGTCACCGTCCTCGAAGATGGTAATCGAGTAGAACTGGGCGAGGTTATCTCGCGCATCTACGAAGGTGAGCATGTCCAGCGCCATGAGTTTCATCGTGGTGAGAAAGTTTATAAGCTGGGTCCCACATCAACTCGCTTTCAATTCGTTGACCACTATGATGTGATGGCTCCCATGCTTGATAAAGGCTTCGAGCTTGAGGATATCATCCTATCCCGCGGTGGTCTTCATCTATACACCATCTGGCGCAATCCAGAAACTAATCCCTTGATTGACCCAATCACTTGGGACTTGGATATGTGGCCTGACGGTGACCGAGGGCTTTTTGAAGCCATGATCGTCACTTCAGCTATCCGTCCAGGTAAGGGTATTCGCTTTCAGCGAGGGCTTTACCGATTGATCTGCTCTAATGGACTGGTCTCTGAACTTCTCGGCTTAGGAGATGTGAAGATGAACCATGCCACCTGGAATTCTGATCGCTTAGTTGAGGAACTCTGGGGCAGTAATGTAATCATTGGAGATAACCCCGCCGCTGTTCGGGGTCCGATGATCGGTACTCCTTCTGGAGCTGATCGTTTTGCTAATGTCCTGAGAGAGATGAGAGAAGACACCACCCCTCAAGAGAGGGTTCCGCTTTTTGTCCAAGACAATCTCTCAGCATTTCAGAATGTGCCGAAATGGTACCACTCCAATCTAGTTGCACAATTTGAGGCGATGGCTAATTCCCGGGATGACCTGCACACTATCGATGTTGCAAATGCAGTAACAGGAGCAATCAACCAAGGGCGCATGCAGAAGGAAGATCGTTCCTTAGCGAAGCCCCTGTCGAAGTCCTCTTCAATGATCAAGTCAGCCATCAATTTGTTAGGAGGTCTATCTCTATGAGTCGCTTTTACGGATTGAAATCTTTCGATGAAAAGAATGCATTTTGGGAGGCAACCTTCAAGATAGCTAAAGATGGTCTCACTGTAAAATTCAAGTGGCCTCACCACCACTTCCATCGAGGGGTTGTTCGGAAAGTTCCTATCGCCCCTAATTGGCCTGGGTCGGATGATGGAGATTTGACCCGCCGCTGCTTTCTAGCTCGGTACCAAGCTCTAGATTATGGAATGCAAGTTTATCGCCGTTACTATCGCATGAGTCAAGCTTACTGGGCAAACTACTTTGCAGGACCCCTTGGCCGCATTCGTAAGTTGCGAATGAGAGTGATAGCATATTTCAAGAAAAGGAGAATAAAACATGGACGGCAATAAGTGGCAAGGTTTACTCGACCAACTAAGCGAGACTACCAGTGGTCCCTTCTTCTTCATCAAGGAAGGCAAGACCCGGGTCCGCTTAGTACCCCAGAAAGAAACTTCTGATCATTTCTTTGTTGAAACTACTCGGGTTTTTCGAGGTAAGACTCGCTCTCGCTACATCATCTTAGGTGTAGTTGCAGGGGTCTCAACACAAGAGCTCAGCGATGAATGGAAAACTAAGGTTGCTCCCATCGTCGTTCCGAAGACAGTGGTGAAGTCAATCCTCCAGCTTTTAGCTGAGGGTTATGACTTGCTTGGCCCAGAAGGTAATGGGATTACTATCATCCGAGATGGTAAGGGTATCGATACTTCTTACAATGTACTCCCCAGCCCAAAACCTATTCCTATCCCTGATGGGCTGACCTATCCCGACTCCACCCTTGAAGAGTTGAGCCAGGAGTTCTACCAATCATCCTTGGAAAGAGACCAAGGCCGTAGTGGTGAAGAGAGCCAGGAGCCCAAGGAAGAGAAACAGACTGAAGAGTCTTCCGGCGAAGATTGGTAATCGTTGATCACTAAGGGTGATCGCTCTATCACTTAGGGTGATCACCCCCATTTTGTTGGAGAGGCGGATGAACATACATGACTTTTGGCCTGACCATGAAACTGTTACCTCTAGTGAACAGGTTTGGTATGACATGATAGTTCGACGGTGGAATACTTTCTCAGAGTTCGCTTCCATCGAAAGTCGGAATGGTTATCTCCAACCAACCATCCGTTTTGCTACTGCAAAAGGGCAGGAATTGGTAAGGATGATAATGTTCCGGGTATTGGAGGAATTTGCTGAGAGTATCCTAGCTAAGGAGGAAGCTCATTGGAAAGAAGAGCTGATTGATGGATTGAACTACTTGATGGTTATCCCCTTGCTAGATGCTGATATCTGTTCCATGAAGGACTTAGCTAAGATATGCCATGACCAAACCCCTCAAAGGTCCGCAGGCCTCTACTACAATTCCCAATGGACTGCATCAGTCTTAGGGCATGTCACCACGATGCTAGCAGGAGAGCTTGCCGATACCTTCCGGAATAGGGCTTGGATGAACCAAGCTCAAGATATCTACTTCTCTGGAGCAGAAGTTTTATTGGATAAGTTCGCCACTGTTTTGTATCTGGTGGTTCATTCCTTTGAGAGCTTTGATGAGTTCTGGCGGTATTTTATCGCTAAGGACGAAGTACTGCAATTTAGACTAAGGAGTAAGTATTGAGATGAGAAAGCACCTAGAAATTTCAGGGATGATAGTGGTCGCAGCTTTGCTGGTTCTTGCCTTCTTTGCTAATGTGGCGAGCAACCAAGGAGTGTCACTCATTCCGATGAACGGACAAGAGACTTGCCCCCATACGGGAGATTGGGTAAAATATGATGGACTGTCAGGATTATGCTACACAGTACAGGTTGCAGAAGGGCAAACAGCCGTTGAGGCCTGTGTCAAGGCCGCCACGACGGTTGCATACCTTGAAATTGTACCACCAGTGGTGGGGCCTTCGTCTTTCGAGGTATGCTCAGGAGACAAGCACGAGATTAGTCATGTCTCCATCAGATATCGCGACAGCGATCCGACTCCTACCTTCACGGCCACCGCTACACCTACGGATACTCCGACGCCTACGGATACTCCCACTGAAGAAGTGACCGAGACGCCTACTCCTACTAACACACCCGATGAAGATGCAACTCCTACTCCTACCAAGACGGATGTTCCTGAGAGGACTCCTAATGGTCACGGACAAGGATAACCAATGGGAACAAAGGTCAAGAGTACCCGGGCAACAAACCAGTGACCTTGTGGTGGTATAGACCAAGACCCAGCAGCCGTTACTATACCTAGGCTGGCCAGCTGTTAGGTTGCCCATCATGGAGGAACTAATGAGAGTTTTTGAAAACCTTGAGCAAGCTTACAGTGAAATCCAAAGAGACCTCTACAAGTCTCCTTCGGTAGTAAGCACCAGGGTTCAGAATAAGGTAGGTCTGAGCCTTGATGGCCGAGAAGCTTTTGGTTACACTTATGCAATCTTAGGGGGCATTCCTGAGAGTATCCCCGATCTGATCAGCTTTGGTCAGGATCATGACTTGCCTTTGTATGTTGAGCATCCGGATGAAATGGAGGAGTGGCTTTCCTATGAGGTTCAAGATCGGCTATTCCCTGACAGTGCTTTGACTCTCCCTGCCGCAGATGAGTTGAACCCTGCTTTGAAAACGGTAATGGAAGGCGAACACTTTGGTTATACCTACCGAGAAAGACTTGTTGGGTGGTATGATGCCTTGTTTGCTACTTTGGAAAAGAACCGAGATAGCCGTAGAGCTTATTGGCCTATGTACCGTCAGCTTGATGCCCTTCGTTCTTCAATGCCGACTAGAATTCCTTGCTCAATTGGATGGCAGGGAATGATCCGAGAGGTAAACCAAGTTGCAACGTTACTCTGGTTCTATTTGCAACGTTCCTGTGATTTCCAGAACTTTTGGCTGAGTGATATCTGGTTCGCCAGGAAGATGCAGGAGAGAGTAGCTGTAGGTTTGGATATTCAACCTGGAGCTTTGGTTCACTTTGTTATCTCCTTTCATTCCTTCATTGATGAGGAGATATACTGATGAGGACACTCGGCTTTGATCCCGCCCTTCGCCATGGGGCAGTGGTGTTAGGCTACTGGAAACAGATAGATGGCAATATCTACTTTGCGAGTGTCGATGAAATCTTTCACTGGACCAAAAAGGATGCCATCGCTATTGGTCAACGAGCTGCCCCTAAGGAAATCTATCGGCTCACAGCTTCAATCCTCGCAAGTATGCAACCTTATAAAGGAGTGGCGGTAGGGATCGATTACTCAAAATACATCGGCCACTTCAAGTCCCGTAAAATTCAAGTAGTAACTCAATCGTTCTTCGCTGGCTACTTTACAGCCAGAGCTCAAACTCAAGGTCATCCAGTTGTTTTCATTGACCCTTCCCTTATCCGGAAGATGATTGGAGGCAAAACCAAAGAGGATGTTTGGGAAAGCTTCTGCAATATGAGTGAGTGCCATCATGACTGGCCTGCAGGAGAGTTACGGGATGACTTGCGAGATGCTTTGATACTATCCTATATAGTTGCTAGAGGAGCCGGCGAATGTTATCTCACTTACCCAGACTCGCATTCCTAGCTAGTCGCCACGGTCCTCGCATTCCACGAGTTCTTCACAGGTACTTACCTCAGATCGATCTACTCTCGGCACTTTCTACTAAAGGAGTTGCCGGGGCTCAAGTTGAGTTGGGTCTTGAGGAAGAGCAACTAATGGAAATGCTAGAGTCCGGAGCGGAGAATGGCCTGGGTTCATTGGAGGAGTTCAAAACCTTAGCTGCCTCAATTGTCACTGATGAATTGGAATTGAAGAGAGAGTCGATGCCCTTCTCAAAGTACCTGAATGAGCTAGGGCTTCTTCATGCTTGGGTAACCAGTAAGGATGATCTAGTTGAATTCGCCGAACAGGACCTTTCCGAAGCTTATGATGTAGACTCCACTTTAGTGAAATGGAGAAGTGGTTTTGCCCCAATGGATGAAGTGCTAGGTGGATGCTACCAAGGAATATTCACTCTCATCGCTCGGCCAGGTGATGGGAAGACCTCGATGTTTTTGACAATTATGGAGGAGATAAGGAAGTCGAATTCTGCCTCCTCAATCTGGTTCTTTGAAACAGAAATCCCAATGAAGATGATGATGTATCGAATGAAGCCTATTCTTCAAAGGACCGAGTTCTTATCTACTGATCGAATGATCTGTGGTCAAACTCCAGTGGATGACATTCTCGAGCGCATGGAAGAAGACCCAGACCCGGATAGGGTAATTATCTATGACTCTCCCGATGTGCTTGCAGCTGGGATGGACAATGAAAGAAGATTTGCACTGGAGGAAATCTATCGAAAGTTGGTAACGATAAAGGGCAGGTGTAAGTTGGTATTGACTGCATCACAACCCAGAAGAAATGACCGACATTTGAGTATTACCTCCGTAGCAGAAGCTTGGGCTAAAGCTTGGTATAGTGATGTAGTCATTGGTATGACACGAAGAGTTGGTACTGGGGGCTCAATGAGACCAGTCTCCTTGAATATTGCGAAGAACCGTTTTGGAATACCAGACCAGGAAATCTCTTTTGATTATGATTATGCTGAGCTTAGATGGTTTGCTGCTCAACTTCAACAGGACCCTTGGGCCGATGACTTGGAGGATTGGTAATGATATGCCCAAACTGTAATATAGGACAAGGAACTTTTGAAGAGAACTACAATCGTGATCGTCGATATGGAAAAGCCCTAAACTACTTCCGATGCACAACCTGTGGGATAGTCTTTCATAATGAACCTACTCCAGAGGATTGGTACTCTTCGGGAGCCTACCGAAAACACGTCCATCCACATCCTTGGCAGCGCCAAGGCTATGGGCTAGTTCAGATCAAAAAGAGAGCACTCAACCAAGCTGTCTGGTTGAGAAATCTAGGAGCTTTCAAAGATGTAGAGACTGCTCTTGATATCGGAGCACAGGATGGGTTATTAGTAAAGCTACTCAACGAATGGGGGCTTTTAGCTGAAGGATTTGATCTTGATGTGCTAACCGCAGCCCAAAGTCCTTGGGTAACTTCTGACCCTACTAAACTGCGGAATAAGTATCACCTCCTCACTATGAGCCATGTTCTGGAGCATGTACCCTCTCCGATGGAGTTTCTTATCCAATGGAGTTCTTACATTGAGCATTGGTTATTCATTGAAGTACCTCAAACAAAAGGCTACCCCCATAGATTTGTATTTGATAACTCTTCACTGAGTCGCACTATTTCCTTAGCTCTCCCTCGTCATAAAACAATTCAGACTATGGAAATAGGCGATTGCCTGAGAGCTCTACTGGAGTTTTGATAATGTCAGGTAAAATTGGCCAAGTAGAACGAGGAGAGCTTTGGCTTCGATGCCCCTTTTGTGGCGACTCTCCCAACAACCTATTCAAAGCCCACTTCTCTATCAATATCACTACTGGGTTTTACCACTGCTTTCGGTGTAAGGCTAAAGGAAGACTAAGCACCAAGCAATTCCTTGAGCTTGGCATCTTCGGAGGTGAGTTCAACCTAGAGGAGTTTGATCAAGGAGAAGTTCAAATTCCTTTGCTTTTCCCGGGCCCAGCATCCTCAAGGCGATCTGGTTTGGGTCGATACCATCTTACCCATGATGGAGAGGATTGGGATGCTTTCTACACTTATGAGATGGGAGAAGAAGACCCTATCGGAGTAGTTCTTAGGAGACCCGGAAAGAGTCGAGTCATCGGAGAAGTTGGAATTGCTTGGCCTGGAGCTCCAAAGACTTTTCCTACCAAGCCTTCTTCACCCATTCGAATTGTTGAAGGTCCTTATGATGTGCTTACCCCTTATGATCTTTGCTGCTTTGGACTTATCAGTGAAGCAGTGCTAGAAAGGGTCAAAAGACATTACCTGCTCCTTTGTCCTGATGGAGATGTTTGGCAGAAGAAAGACCTGTTGAAATCTTGGATGAGAACTCTCGACTATGCCTTCAACCGAGGCTTGATGTTAGTAGGGGTGGAATATATTCCCGATGGTAAAGACCCCGATGAAACCCCCATCATGAAAAGGGAAGTTTTGAGCCGAGGGCAAGTGTACCATTTGTTGCGAGAATACTATGGAAGAAGGCACACAAAATGATAAAGGAACCGGACTGGAAAGTGTACGACAAATATGAGCTTTGCTGTGATGGTTGCGGACAGGTCCACTCTGCTCATCAAAGCAAGAAAACCCTAGAACTGCTCTGGGAAGAGCACTTCGGAAAGTTGGAACCATGGATGACCATCAACAACTCGACTTTTGGCCTACTATGTCCCAGTTGCGCAACCGACCTGCAACTTGTCAGAAAAGGATAATCATCTTCGAAGGGCCAGCTGGCAGTGGCAAGACCTCCTTGATAAAACAACTCCGTCTTTATAAGCAGTTCCAGTTGATCCCGCGCCCTCCCTATGAGCAGTTCAGGTGGAGTGAAGTCAGGGCTTATGAATGGAGGTCTCATCTCTACTCTCTTATCAAGGATGATTATCAGATGATGCATGCTCTCGTTTCTCCTGACCCCGTTTGTGTCCTAGATCGTTGGGCTCTTTCTCAATGGGTTTATGAAGGGATAAGAAATGAGGATTTTCGTCGGAATGAGCGGTCTCCTCAAAATTATCTTCGAAATCATGTCTGGAGAATAGGTGAGCTTATTCATCATCTTGAACTTCGCGGGTGGCAAAATCCTTGGAAACGCATCGATGTCCAATTCATGCTTCTTCTACCTACTTGGACCTGCCTCTCTCGATTGAGAAAGAGAAATCCCCAAAAGTATACTTACTCTCAAATTGACGAGATGGATCGCTATGCTCTAGTTTCTAGTGTTTTCAAGCACTTCGCTCATATTCACCATAATATCTTCGTCACTGGAAACAGTTTCGTTTATGACTATTACCAGTTGGATAATCTTGAGCTACTCGACAAAGTAAGGAGTTTCGTATGAAGTTATACCTTGATCCTGAACCGACTAATGAGAATGCACTTCCAGGGAAGGGGGGACTCTCAGCTCCCTTTGCTTTTGTAGGAATAGCCCCATCAACTCGTCGGCCTAAAGGTCGAGCTAATGAACCTTTTGGGGCAAGCTCTCATAGGATGCTGAAGAACATCCTTGGTGCAGCACCCGAGAATGTCTATGTCACCAACTTAGTCAAAGAACCAGTGAAGCCCGGAAAGAACCCTGGAGTGAAGTTGATAAGGAAGTACTATCCTGGAATGGTCCAGGAGCTAAAAGCGATGCTCGATTATCAAGACCGTATTCCTAGGGTACTTGCTTTAGGAGCCGTTCCGGCTAAAGCTCTCTGCCCTGGTTTTCAAAAACTGAGGGATGATCATGGGACTTTCTTCTACAATCCTGAGATTGAATCGTATGTAGTTCCCACTTTTCACTTCGCAGCAGTGGCTCGTGACCCACTCAAGGGACCGATGCTTGCTAGGGATTTGCAAAGGTTCTTTGAGTTACCCGATCCAGAAAGTCCTTCGATTGTAGTTCTTCACACTCCCTCAGACTTCCGGCCAACTCCAAGGGTCTACTTGGATATTGAAACGGCTGGTGAAGATGCCCTCGATCCTTATCATTCAAGTATCACCCGAATAGGTTTGCTCCGGGAAGGTGATGGCACTGCTTATGTGATCTTAGACCCAACACAAGGCCAGCTCAAAGAACTTCGTTCGATCCTAGAAGAGACACAGCTGATTGGTCATAACTTCGCTTTTGACCTTTATCATCTGGATGTGCACACTGGGGAAGCCTGGGAGAATGCTTCTTATGATACCATGTTGATGTGGCATGTCTTAGGGGAGCCAGTATTATCATTGAAGCACTTATCCACAATGAAGACTGACCGCCCGGGCCCTCGCTCCTTTGGAGGAACCCAGTCTTTGGATTACCTAGCCGAAGACCTTTTCAGTACGAGTGAAATCTTTCAGCTCTTACCTGAGCAGTGTACTGCTCAACTTTTGTTGAATGCTTTGGTGCCCAAAGTTGCTAGGATGAGATGGCAAGGAGTAGAGATTGATAAAGAAAAGCTGGAGGAATTACTTCCCCGGTACGAACAAGGAGTAGAGAACACCAGAGCAAAGTTGAATAGCCTAGCTCAGTATGAGGTCAACTGGAATAGCCCAATGCAAGTGGCTGATTTCCTCAAGGAACAGGATGTACCTTTGAGAAAGAAAACCCCGACGGGCAGACCCTCCGTAGCTGAGGATGTGTTGCTTGAGCTCCAGCCTAATTACTCAGTTGTAGGTCAAATCCTTGGGCTCCGAGAACAAACCAAGGAGCTAGAGTTCCTTCAATCCTACACAGGCTTTATGGAAGATGCTGGGGATGGGCGGTTACATCCTAGGATGAAGTTAGCAGGGACTCGTACTGGGCGGCTTTCCTGTGCTGACCCCAATCTCCAACAGGTCAAGCGGACCGGACCCGTGAAGACCTTATTCATCTCCCGCTTTGAGAAAGGGTTCATTGGATTGATTGACTTATCCCAAGCAGAGCTGAGGGTAGCAGCTCTCCTCTCCAATGACCCTCTCTTTGCCGAGTTCATTCTCAAAGAAGACCCTCACCAAGCCATTGCTGCTATGGCTTACCAAGTCCCAGAAGATCAAGTCTCCGCTTTACAAAGGAAGAAGTCTAAGGGGGTAACCTTTGGATTACTCTACGGCGGATCACCAGAAGGACTAGCTCGACGAACCGGAGCTTCCGTTCAAGAGGTCGAGCACATCCTTTCCGCAGTGCTAGGAAGTTTCAAAGGATTGAACACCTGGCTTGATAATACTGGCTCAGAAGCTATCCGCACTCTTTGGTCTACTACACTCTTTGGGAGACAGCGAGACTTATCTCCAGTGGCTTTTAGTGAGGGTGAAGGAGGGGTTCGAAGGAAAGCAGTCAATACCCCGATCCAGAGCTTGGCTTCGGATATCACTCTTCAAATCTTCCGAGCTACTGATGACTATCTCCACCAGCATCAAGCAAAGACTCTTCCCCTCTTTGGAGTTCACGACTCTACCTTACTGGATGTTTACCCCGATGAAGTAGACCTGGTGGTTGAAGCTGTGAGATATGGTTTCAACTCGCTTTCTCAAACTCCCCTCAAAGACTTACCTCTTTGGGGAGCCCTACCAATCGTGGGGGAGTTGATCCTAGGGAAAACCTGGGCTCATACGGAAACAACCAATGAGAACTACAATCCAGTTGAAATCTTCCCCTGCTCATCGGGAGACCTTCAACCCCTTCCTCCAAAAGAGGTTGATGATGAATGGGAAGTACCTGATCAACTCGCTGCCGATATGGAAGCGCTCTTTGGAAATGATGACTTATGGGAGTAGATCATGCCAGTCTATATTTATGAGTGTGAAGAATGCAAGGCGACCCAGGAGTTCAAGTTCCCCGTAGGTAAAGCTCCAGAATTTGTCACTTCCATCCACCGAACACCTTGGGATGATGTAGGAGTCTGCGTGAGCCACTACATGAGGAGGAAGTTCTTACCTACACCAATCCATGGGGCGGAGAATAAGTATGCATCTAGTTGATGGAGGTTATGTCAGTTGGACCTATGGAGTTGATGCTCGGAAGGCTTCGGCCTGGGACACAGCGAAATGGGCATTCTCAAAGAATAACGGAGCAATCTTCCTAATGGACTCCTCCTCATCTTACCGGGAAGACTTCTATCCAGATTACAAAAGTCGCAGAAGGAACCAGTACATTGATCACCCGGAAAGATTGGAGAGGAAAGAGCGAGTGGACAGGTTCAAGGAGATGATCAGAGCTGACCCTACTTTAGCCATAGCGGAAGTAGAAGGGTTAGAGGCTGATGATCTGATTGCTTTGTATTCCCTCATGTATCCTTTCCAGGATATAACGGTAACGGGGATTGATAAAGACTTACTCCAGCTAAGGCCAAGGATCAGGTTGTTCAAAACGGATCAGGAAGAGGTTACCATCAAGACCTTTGCTAACCGAATGCAGAAGACCCTTGCTCCTCATATTCACACTCCCCATGATGTGTTATTGTCAATAGCGATCATGGGCGATCATTCCGACTCCATTCCTAGGTTAGTTCCTCCTAGGCAACTCGAGCTCTTCATCGATGTCCTCCACCACCCTGATCCTTGGGGGAGAGCAATACAACTTTTTGGATATGATGAGGTAGCAAGGAACTGCTACCTCACTGTTCTACCTTGGCCAGGCACTTACCTTGCTAAACCCACTCCGGCAGAGGTACTTGATTGGCTCCGGCAAGATCACTACACTTATGTGATAGCACCGGCTATCGAACTTTACTTGCGAAAGATAATGAAGGAGGTCACAGACCATGTCAGAAGAAAAGCTAGCGAAACTAGAGGCAACCCTCGAGGAAGTGAGGAACAACACCGAGCTCGATCCGGAGGAAAAGAAGAAGCAGATGCGAAGGATCAGGCGAAGGATCAGGAAGCTGAAGCGTGGGGCGAGTGGTAAAGCCCCAGCTGGGAAACAACCAATGAAGAAAAGCACCAAGCAATCCTTCCAGGAATTTGCAGTTCAGTTGAAAGCTGAGCTTATTGAGAAATTGAACCATGTTCCATCGGAAACTGTAAAGGATCAAACTGGTTACGGGTATGATACCCTCCGAGCTTTTGACCACCTAGCCACTGCTGAGCAGCTTATTGGAAAGTTCACTCAGCGATGGGAACAAGCTCCTGAATGGGTAACCTTTCTGCAACAAGGCGAGATAGAAATCATCGTCTTAGGCCCCATCCCTACCAAAGAAGCAACCTCCTAGTCAAGCACACTGCGGGTAAACCTCCTTGACCCCTGGCTTTGGGGCCGGCCAGGGGTCTTTTCCTTTGCAAACCATCTCCTTTCTTTATTATAAGGGGGGTTTACAAACTCGACGAAGTCTGATATAGTATATGTACATCTGACGGACTAGGAGGTCCCCAAAATGAACGAGAAAGCAAAGCAGAACTTAGAACAGCTTCAATTCCGTATCGCTCTAGGAGAGATTATCAAGCTCGATGAGATGAAGGTTATCCTCAAAGCTGCTTCTGTTGATCTATTCCAAGCGATCAAGAAAGCAGAGAGTGCCAGAGCATTGATTAGAACCACCCACTACTGGCAGGAAATGGATTTCTACTTCACCATCACCGATCTTCGCAAAGAGCTCAACAAGCTCGAACAGATGGTCAACAACTTTGATGACTTAGTTGAAAGTGAACTCGAAGAACTACTTCACGAAGGAGATGCCTAAGATGATACCCTTTCCCCATGTAATCTTCCCTCGCGACCGTCAAGTAGCTTATGAGGACCAAGGCCAGACCATCTTCATGCTTTTTGAGAATACCTGCCCTTGCTGTGGAGAAGAACTTGAAATCCTCAACTGTGGAGAACCTGATGAACTAGGAGACCCCGACTGGTTTGAGTTCAGGTGCACCAACCCCAATTGCAAAGAGAGTTGGTACACAGAGCGCACCGGTTGTGGAGATTGGGCAATCTAATGACCTACGAGCAAAAGCGTCAAGAGTACTGGAGAGAAGATTTCATCGCTAGATGCTCCAAGATTGTCGAGTTCGAATTTCATGGTTACGACTGGGTTATGCTAACTGGTCGCATTCAACTTCAAGTTACCATCGACCGCCAGATTAGCCAAAGCCCCGACGACTCAAAGAACTGGCTTGATGATCTGAGAAGTTGTCTCGGTGGACCAAGCCTATTCGACTAGGAGGCAAAATGGCAACCAAGTATGATTACCCCGCAAATTGCACCACCAAAGCTCAGAGGAGAGCTTATCGCAAAAAGATGCGCAACTCAGGTCAAGCTCCTCCTGAACCAAGGAAACAAGAGACTAAGCTTGCTCCAGACATTGGAGCTGCTACCTTTGATGCTACCGAAACCCTTTACTCCCAGGTTCAAACCCTCATCACAGGCATTCGTAAAGGTACTCTCGTTGTAGTCTGTCAACCTCCCAAAGATAAGACCCGGACTATGTATCATGTCCACAATAACCCTGATGGTCAGCTTCGTTATATCCTCTACGCAGGCCAACGCAAGCTTCATTCTTACACACACCAAGGACGAGTTGATAGTACCTATGCCATTACCAAGGAACTTACCCAGGAGATTATTGATCGAGCATTTGTAATGCTTCCTCGAAGCACTAACAAGGCGCCCTTCTCCTTCAAGGTAAACACCAAGGCCCGAGAACTTGAAGCTCATTTCAAAAACACTCGGCTTTGGTTCCTACCTGGTAAAGTCCAGTTCGTTGTACCCGAGGGAGAAACCACAGAATATGTGGAGTTCATCGATGAAGGATAAGGAGCCCCTCACCCTAGGTCCTATTGATAAAGCCGACATTGACCAGGAAGCTGAGCTCCTCAAGTTGCAAGGCAAGAAGCCGAACCGCACTTTCATCCGCAGAAGGTATCAGCGTTTTCATAATGCACTGCTCTTCTGGGATGAAGTACCAGCCTCGGCAGAACCAATGCAGTGGGAAGAACCAGTTCTACCAGACCCCTCCACCATTGAGAAATTGGTCAATTGGGCTATCGAACAAGGAGAGGAGATTACCGAGCAAATCCTTTTCTTCCTTGATAACCCCACTGAAGAAGTCCTAAAAGTTCTTATGGAAGACCTGGAGCTAAAGCCCCTAGAAGCCCGTAGAGGGCCGTCTCTCACCAACACCATCATTTCATATTTAGAGCAGCCAGAAGGCTGCACGCTTGACACCCTGTACAGCCTGGCCCGGAAGATACACACTGCTAGAAGACCAGAAAGTGCAGTCCGGCAAATCTTACGAAGATTGAAGGAAGAAGGGTTACTCAAGGAGGTTACGGTCAATGACCAAACACGCTACTCGTTATCATAGACGACTAGCCTTCTCAGTTCTGGTAAGCAAAATGGAAGTGTTTGCCGCAGAGCTTACCGCTGAGGACTTTGCTTATCTACCCATTGATCCGAATAAGAAGACCCAGTTTACTCGTCGCCATGCTCCCCGCAAATACAAAGGGGGGAAGCCGCCAATGTCCTACCAAGGAATAGAGGACTGGATAGACCTTAGGTTACATCTTCAAAGGGAAGAGTTCATCGAAGCAATCCCTATCTATTACCGCCTCAAAAGATTACTCAACTGGTAGACCCACAAAAAGAAGCCCAGGCCATCAAGGCCTGGGTCTCTCTTTGTGTATATTATAGTTCGTTGAAGTGATTATATTAGTTTGAATTCATGAACTGGACCGCATCTTTAGGATCACTAAAGAACTGCATCTTCTTTTGGTCTGGCCAAAGGATGACGGTGTAGTTGGCGGGGAATCCACCATTGTGAAAGTATTTCCATCCATAATCACTATCCTGATACGTACCGGTTTTGACAAGATAGGTTTCACCGCCGAATCCCATTCCAGCTTCGGCTGCGAGTCTATAATGGTGATAGTGTTCAAGTCCTGGTTCATGATCATGTCCTCCTGCTACAATATCAGCTGGGTAGGATAGTTCATATTCTCTCCATGCTCCATGAGTCCTTCTCAGGAAACTCCTGAAGCGTGTCTTATGAAAGACCAGCAGAGTATAAAGGGTTTCCCCTACTGTGAGTTTTATCAAACCCCTATTTCTGAAGCGTGGAGCTTTCATCTTCTCACATAGATACCTCTGCATAGCTTCTCCAAACAGCCTCTCATCCCATTCCTCATCATGATTACCGCCGATCTTAGCAAGAAGCTTATCCTCGCGAGTAATTTCATCGATGAGGTCCCGCATCATCAAAGCTTGTTGCTTTGGGGAGAGAACTTGATTGAGAACATTAGCTAGTACCCTAAACCTTCTCGCATTTTGACGGTCATCGCCTAGGTCTATCATGTAGAGACGAGGAGTTTCCAAAAGGAACTCAATATCCTTTCTCCATGATAAGTGATCAGTGTGTCGATCGCCTAGGTGCCAATCACTAGTGAACATTATGGCAATCGGCCTTTGGGTCTCAATCTTCACAGTCGCGATGCGTTGGGTGCTGGCGGTCCTTTTCTCTATCTGTTGGTTGGTTTCAGCTAAGTCTGCAAATTCCCTCCAATTAGGGTTCTCAGCCTTCTTCGTATCGACAAAAACTAAGGACGCTTCCTTTGCTTTTTGGAGTTGCTCGATTTGAAGATATTCACCCAAGTCTAAGAGCATATCCTTTGGGATAGTGGGAAGACCCCTATTCTTCAACCCCGTGGTTAGAGTTGAGACAGAGACTCCTAACTTCTTAGCAAGTTGGGCTTGGGTCAGGTCTTTCAAGTCGGGGTCTCTAATCATCCCCCTCTCATGCTCTTTCAAAATGAGGTAGGCTTTATAGAGCTCCTCGTTCCATTTGGACTCTGGCCACTTCTTTGCCATGATATCTCCTTTACAAAAAGATAGGGGGAGGGCTGAAGCCCTCCCTTTGATGTTCCTTGATTAGTCCTGCCAGGGAAACTTACCCGAGTAGATGACTTTGGCATTCTCTTTGATACTGTTGAAGAGAGCGCCAACAACGGCAAGCCATGCACCGGTAACTGTGGTAGTCTCAGCAATCACTCCAAACTCGGAGCCTAATACTGAAGGCATCGCTACATGAGCTAGGGCTGCAAAGCCTAACCACCCAAGCAGATAGGGAATCACCATTGATTGATAAAAGTTTGCAATCTCACTCCAGCGAAAGCTTTTGGTTCGGAGTGCCTTACCGATACCCATAAGGATATCCAAGGTGATCAGTCCCATCAAGGCGGCAATCTCCGGCCCAAAGTAGCTCGGCAGATCGCCTAGAAAACTGAGTATGTCCATTACTTCCTCCTTCTCTATAGGATTGTCAATTCATTTCGCAAGATCAAAAGATCGCTTCGAGAAGTGCCTCTAGCCAGGGCCATCCAGCATGTAAAGTTACGATAGCTAAAGCTATAAGACTGACAATCCCTGAGAGAATGGTAGCCCAGCGCTCTAGTCGAAGGATCCTTTTCGACCGTCTACAGCCTTCCTGACGAACTACAGCAATAGCTCCAAAGGTAATGTCATCAGCTAATTCTGGAGGAAGGTGTTTTGATATCTTTCTGATTTCTGACAGGAGCTCTCCTATACCGTTCTCTGCCTCTAGGTCTTCACTGAACAAATGGTCTAACATACTACCTCCTCTAAATTGACTCGGGGGTAGACCTCTAAATTTCCCCCGATGGTTGCATTGAAGATTTTGATCCCGCGTTCCTGGCAAGCCTTCAAAGCCATTGTATGTGCGTGGTGGTGTGTTGCATTCTTACGGTTAGCATCAACCTGAAACTGACAGTGCATATCCCAAACTAGGTAGTCTTTGGAAAAGTGGTTGGGATCATCGCCTCCCTCTTCCTTGGGCTGGAAACCTAGGTCCATGCCCACTACATAGATTGGATTGTATCCTTTCAATACGGCCAGTTGGAGTGCTATGGCAGACCCTGTCCCAAACTTACAAAGGGTAGGTAGATGCCATGAATTAGGCCGCCGGGGTGAAGCGATGTCCATGCTTACATGTTCGGTGCAGATGGGTATCCAGGTAACATTGGGTTTCCAATAATCCCAAGCTCCTCGCTTCAGTTCAATCATAGTACATAGGTTGGACCAGATGAATGAATGATAATCCTGCTCTAAATGGAAGAGGCAGTCACTGATCCATTGATCATCCGGCATATCCTGAATGTCTGTGTAAACCCAATAGGTGGGCCGCCAATCAGTCTCGGGATAGATCAGGTGTATCCGGTTCATCGCGAAGGTTACTTCATCTTTTAGTAGGTGGAGGGGGGTATCCTTTAGACTAGTACCATTCCCGATAACAAAAGCCCTAGCCATAGAAGAACTCCTCAGCTTGGTCGATAAAGCCCTCTGCATAGTCTCGAAGAACTTTCTCAATCTCAGGATCAAGGTCACCCCAATGAGCCGAGGAGTTCTCGGCCATTGAAGGCTTGTCCCTCCAAAGGATCATTTCAATTTGACGACTGCTGTTCTCTTTTCTTTCTCGGTGGCTATGTTCAATCACCATGAAGATTAGAGTAACGCAAGCTTTCTCTGGACTATACCTGAAATCAAGTAAACGGAAACTAACAATCTCTGTTTCATATTTCTGTCCAATGTATCTCTTCACTGCTTCGTGCATTTCAAAGCCTCCTGAAAGTCAATTCGTTGGTGTACCTCAAGTATGCCCCCGAGGCTGGCATTCAGGATTGTAACTCCGTATTGATCACAGGAGTGTTGAGCTACCTTATGGGCATGGATAAGAGTAGCATCTCGGGTGCTTAGAGGCCAATCACAGGTCGTCCCATAATTAGGAGTAAAGTGATTAGGATCGGGGTGGTCTGGGCTTTCTTGGTCGACAAAGCCTAGATCACATCCGAGTAAGATGAGAGGATCGTAGCCCATCATCACTGCAATTTGCAACATTACCGAGAGTCCAGTACCAAAGCCACAAAGTTGAGGCAAATGCCAGCTTTGGGGAATCTCGGGTGTATTCTCTAGATCATGCAGGTGAAGTCTGCAATTAGATAGATAAGTGATATTGGTTGGCCACCTCTTGATCCTTCTCATCTCAAGCTCATTTGCATAAGAAGCTTTGAAGAAGCAAGGGTAACCTAAGTCTGCATGGTACTTCAGATCACTGTAGACATCTGAGTGACCAACATCATCAATACATAAGTAATAAGTGGGACGCCACTCTACCTTTGGATAAAGCAAGTGGATTCGGTTCATTGCAAAGCTTGGCTGCCCGATCAACTCATCCAGGGGTGTCTTTGCCAAGCTCGGGCCATTTCCTAAAATCCAGATTGGGCCTAGGTCTTTAGATGGTGACCAAGTCTCCATATTGTCTTCGGAGATTGGCGGGCGGCACATTTCCATGTTTCAAATCCTCCAAGAAGTTCTTCCATCGTTGAAAAGCAATGATATAACCCCGGTTACCGGCTTTTGATGGAGCGAGAGCTACAGCAGCAAGGTTCTTTTGCCAGGAAGGTTGGCTGCCACCATAGCCTACTGTAATTGATGATCCACTAGCTTCTTTGTAAGCACAGTAGAGAGTAGCAATCCAAGAATATTGATTGAGTTGATAGATGGTAGTTTGGCTCTGGATAATATCCCAATCGTAACCCGTACTGTCCCAACTAGCAAACATATCCAGGACCATGTCCCCTGCAGAAACGCTACTAAGGGTAAGGTTCACCGTCGAGAAAGTAGAACTTGATGAAGTCTTACCAGAATCGGAAATTACACTCGCTGGGTCATTCGAAACTCCTTGGAGATTGATCGCTTGATATTTGCTTCGACCACTAGCTGCATGTTCAACGACGATATTAGCTGTGGTGACCGTAGGGTTCATCAAGTACCATCCCGAATGTCCATAAGGAGGAGCTTGGTAAGTTCCAGTAACTTTAGTAAGGGTCTCCGTAGTATTGAAGGTTACACTAGTTGCTTGTCCTCCCGTCGCCCGTTCCCGAACCCAAACCCACAAGAAGTTGCAGCCTACCGGGACCGTGTGAGACCAGGAATGTGAAGTACCCCCAGCATCTTGTGCATAATAAGAGTTATCTCCCATTACCGCGATAGCCATGGTTCAGCTCCTTGAGCACTTCAATGATAATAGACACCAAGTAATCGTAGTGCAGCTATCAACATTGAAGAATAGAATGTCCCCTGCAGTGATTGAAGTAGTCCAACTAGTGAGGGTGCTATCCTGATCCTTGGTACTCGCAGAAATCTCCGGCTCATTACCTCCAGTGATTGTATCTGCATCGGTTGGTGGATAGTTGGCATAGGTATCTTTCCAGATATCAATCTTGATAGAACCCGATTGGTCCGGAAGGAGAGTACAACGATCGATGGTCAAAGCCATCGGTATCTCTAACCCTCCTTTGATCCCCGTAGTAATAGCTCCTCCCCCTCCATCGATAAAGAACTCAACTCCAACAGGAAGCAATGCGATTGTGTTATTGACTACATCCTGGTTCCAAGTTGCAGCCGTGATCAAGTCACCAGTGGTGACCGTAGATGGTGTACTCCAGGCCATTATAAGTTCTCCTCATTCTCCCGTGCTAAATCCTCTACGGTTTCATGGGGGTGCCAGTTCCGATAGATGCGTGGCCGCTTACTCAACTGACGGCTAATCTCCTTCAACTCAGTAGGAAATTTGACGGGATATAGTCGGCCTTTATTCTCGATGTTTCCACAAGAGAGACACATAAAGACACGATCACTGGAAGTTACTACCTCAGCTCCTGCACAATCAGGATCGGGACATAAAGCCATCCATCGACCATGATTGATAAAAGCAATCGCAGGTCCATATCGGGAGTGTTCTTTGGGGTTTAGATCAAGGCCTCTAATAGCATCGACCCAACCTCGCTGGACTAATTCAGCCCCCCAATGCTCTCGAATATCCCGGAAACCTTTATACCTAGCTTTGTCGTCTCCTCCGGCGATAGTCTCTCGAGACACATAACCCTGTGGTCTTTTTGCCGTAGTAAGGGCTGCTTGATTTCGTGTTCGACCTAAAAGTTCATCTAATAGTTCAGAGGGTGCATTACTAATAAGTGACATAAGTAGTTTCTCCAATCTCCGAGTAGCCTACGGTCCCGATAGCCCAAAATAATGAGTCTCGGGCTGGGGTAATATACCAGGTGACTTCAATCTTCTCTCCTCCAACACTGGGCTCGAAGTCGAACTCAACCCCATTGATGAACCAATCAGAACTAATCCCTGTCATGGTTTCAGTGAGAGTAATTCGGTCTCCGGGCTCCCTGGCCATAGCATACCCCATCAAAGTAGAGGAGTCGTTAGCATAATAACTTACAGCTTTGAGGGCGGTCCAAGGACTCTTCAGGCTAGTCCTCAGGAATTGAGCTGCATCCCTAGCGACTAGTGGGTCTTCCTGATAAGGCATATCCCAATCAAGTTCCATAGTACCGTGTTGTTTGATGCTAGTTGCATCGATAGACTCTTGAGTTACTTGCTCTAGGTCCGTGACAGATTTCCCGGTAGCTTTCAGCAAAGTGATGTATCCAGGGGTAGTGCCAGTATTCTCAATGTCCCACTTACAAGCAAAACCCCCTTCAGTAGGGGTAACAACAAAATCTGAGGTAAGGTCATCCCCACCTCCCCCTTCTTCTGAATTCATCAGGTAATGCATATTGGAGTCTTGAATACAAAAAACATCATCAACATAAACCATACATGCTCCACCTGAGAAGTCAGCTGCAGTCATAGTACCAACTGCTAATTTGATCTTTGCAGTATCAGCATCAGAACAGGTATACTTTCCCGCCAGTCGAACCCATGATCCAGTAGTCGAAGTAGACTCAAGTAAACCATTAGTTTCGAAGCCATCTCCGCTGTCATATTCCGTAACCCAAAAATCTACTGTGCCTGGCCAAGCGGCAGGAACATAAACCCAGACTTGACAGTAGAAAACATCATTTTGAACAGCTGTGATTGCTGGACTTTCTACATAATAAGTAAGAGGACCGCTATTAGTCCCAGTAGTAAGAAGCCCACTATAATCATTCAAGTAAGCAAATTCCGAGCGCTGTTCAAAAGTTTCATCTCCATCTGCAGGATATGCTCCTTCTACCCAACCTGTTATTCCACTTTCAAAATCATAATTGGAAATTTCATTCTCCCCCTCTCCATCAACATCAATCCCACCACATCTATTATCATTAGCATCGGTGAATTGTCCGATAAAGGTAGTAGACTGACCCGCCCCAACTAGTGGAGCATATCCTAATTGCCAGAGAGTTGAAGCAGAACCAGCGACGGTTCGAGGATGAGCCTTAGTCCGAACTGTATTAGCTAGTTGTTTCAGTTTTCGTTCAGGCTTTAGCTTGAACATAGCATCATTCAGAGTTGCTTGGCTAGAGGTTCTTTGAATGCGATAATGCCTATCCTCAAAAACTAACTCTCCTCCTCCGGTAGAATTACCTTTGACATAAGCCCTCCCTAATTCCGAGAGGCATAATTTCTGGAGCTCTCTAGTAATGGTAGTTTGACCGGCTCGTCCCTGGTCCAAAACATAGTTGAAGACATCCTGACCAGTTTGAAGGTTAGTCGATTCTGGTTGCTGATCTAAGTCCAGTAAACCTAAAAGAGTAGTAATCACTTGGTCTGCTGTCTTTGAAGTTAGAGTAACAGAGCCTGCGTTGATCTTCTCCCTAGCGGCAGTATCAAACCAATCAACTGCTGTTACCCTAGTAAGCCTAAGTCCATATCTTCCTGGTTCAGGAGTAATGGAGTCGATCTTCCCGGTCCATTTGTAATAGGTAGTACCACCATAGGTAAACTTCGCCCTTATCTTCTTTCCAATTTCAAAGCCTGAACGGCAAGCACTGTCATCAGGAGAGTAATAGCTCTCCGTCCCGGCTGAATTACTTGCTGAGTTGTCCAGTGCAAATGATAATGATCCAGTAGAAGCTACTCTCACCCGAATATCCGGGTTCCTAATCCCATACTTGAAGTTGATTTTGGTAGAGCGAAGGTCCGAAGCGATATCCGTCCAAACCCCATCAAAGTCATAGCCGTTACATTGATCTGTGTAGAGCTGGGTAATCTCCGCTTGGGTGAGAGCTGAGTCCAAAACGAAAAGCTCTTCCATCCAGCCATTTGGTTGTTTTGCATAAGAACTATCACTACCGATATAGAGAACTCCAGGAGCAGTACCCCATGAACCTGAAAGACTTTCTGTGTCTGTTTGAGCAACACCATCTTTGTATAGAGTCACGGTCGAACCATCCCAAGTAATGATCCAATGAACTTTTTCAAATCGACTCATAGTGCGAGTGTTTTCAGTACACGTCACTAAAGATCCAGAGAGATCTACCATAGCCATCATCTCATCTGAACTTTCTTCCATTTGGAAAACTACCCAATCATTCGAGTCCGCATACCAAGTAAGGATACGACCATCAGTACCTGAAGGAAACTCACTATCTAAGGTATGTGGTATCCACCAGAACCCAATAGTAAAGGCAGTGCCGGCATCAATGTTGTATTCCAATTGAGTGGCTGCTCTGGAGCTGAAGCTGTTGTGAGCAGTTCCTGCCCAAGTATGACCTTTTCCAAGTGAACCATCACAATAAGGAGTAGGATAGGTTGTTGCTTCCCATTGGCAAGCATCAATATACCAAACATCACTAGTACTACCCCCGCCTGTCCCAAGATTATCCTGACCAAAGTGAACGCGAAAGTTGACAGCTCCTCCAGTATCGTTAGTCCAGGTGGTCCAAAGATACTCCCACTGATCATTTTGTGAGGCATAGACAGTTGAACCCGTTAGCCACTGGGGAGTAGTACTTTCATAAAGTTTTATTACGAAATCGGCCGGGTCGGTGCCCGTTGGAGTATAAACCCAGCACGAAAAAGTCACGGTTTCCTCGTCCGCAACGGAGATGTAATCCGTATAGAAGACTGCCCATCCCTGAGTATCTCCAGTAATCTTCGCTGAGTAAGTACCTACTTTAGCATAAGTGTCCGACTGAGTGCCAGTTCCTAGACTATCATATCCAGCATACCAATTCCAATAGTCTGAGACATTGACTTCAAAGGAAGGGTTAGAGATTTCATTGGTCACAGCTCCTGCTAATTGAACTGCATCGAATAGCTTGTAATTCTCAACATGAACATCACTATCAAAGATCAGCCCTCCAGAGCTGTTATCCGGCTCAGAGTCGCCTACATCATTCAAAAGATCTCCATTGAAATGAGCTACCAGTAAAGCATCCTCATCGGATATCAATTGCATTTGTAATTCGAAGTCGCTAGGGAAGACAGCCATTATCCTAACTCCCCTCTTAGTTCATCTCTGATCGCTCTGGGTATCTCCTCGGCCATCAGCCTAATCTCCTGGACCATCTCTCTCATACCCTTCATCATTTCTTTTTGTTGTTGTTCCTGTAATCTGATTTGGGTACTGATCTGAGCTCCGAATACAGCCCCTGCTCCTTGTGCAGAAGCTTCTACTACCTCCGTAATTGAAGGGGGAGCTTCAACCGGAGCGGTAGGAGCTGGGGGTGCTCCGCCTGTTCCTGTTGGTGCAGGTTCAGAGGTTGTCCCACCTCCTCCAGTAGATGGAGAAGGAACATAAGGAACATTGGGGTCTAACCAACCCGTATCAGTATCGGGGTCTGGGTAATCCCAATCAATATCCCCACCGCCACCAATTCCAGGGTCTAAGACAGGGCCTCCAACAGCAAATCCTTTTCGAGGTTTGAGGCCTAATCTTACCAACTTCTTCGTGAGGTCATGAGGGATGACTATTCCATTGATAATCATCTCTTCACCTTCCTCACCTACCATTGCTGCTTGTTCAAGAGGTCCACCTACTGATTGACCAACCAAACCCTCAAAGTCCTCTGCTACCTCTCCAAACTTACCCGCTCCAACAACATCTCCGCCTTGAAGCATTTGGATTTGCTGTTCAACAACCCAGTCAGGTCTAGAAGCAGCTCCAGCGGAAATGACCCCTAACCAGTATTGAATAGTAGGACCATTAGTAAGTAACCACTGCAGGTACTTGATGAGCTGGTCAATTTGTTTGTCTACTTCTTCCTGAGTAACTTCCATCCCAATAGCTGCTCGTTGGTGAGCTTCAGTAAGATGGTTTGCTGCTGAGGTAGTTTGATAATAGCTAGTCCTGTTCCGATCAAATCGTTCCCGAAGGTCATCGACATCAATTCCCAAAGCTTCA